CTGACATTGAGAAGTACCTCGTCAAACGGGTGAAGGAACTGGGCGGCGAAATCCGCAAGGGCAAGTGGGTGGGCCACGTTGGCGCACCGGATCGCCGCGTGATGCTGCCGGGGCGCACGCCGTTCTGGGTGGAGCTAAAAGCCCCCGGCGTCAAGCCCAAGGTACACCAGATACGGGAGCACAACCGCATGCGCAGGCTCGGTGAACTGGTGGAAGTCATCGACACTATCGAGGGCGTGGACGCGCTGCTGGCATGAGGCAAGTATTCACCCCCCGCCCGTATCAGGGCATGATCATTGAGCACATATTGGGCAGCAAGCGCTGCGCGGTGTGGGCCGGTATGGGCACGGGCAAGACGGTGGCCACGCTCACGGCCATTGAGGCCATCTTGATGGTTGAGGACAGCCCCGTGCTGGTTGTAGCCCCGCTGCGCGTGGCCACCGGCACATGGCCCGACGAGGTGCTCAAGTGGGAGCACTTGCGCGGCATGAACATCGTGGCCATCACGGGCACCGAGAAAGAGCGCATAGAGGCCATCCGCAGCCCGGCGCAGGTCTATACCACCAACTACGAGCAACTGGTGTGGCTGGTGGCCTATTGGGGCGACAAGTGGCCCTACCGCACCGTGGTGCTAGACGAGTCCACGCGGGTCAAGTCGTTCCGGCTACGCCAAGGCGGCAAGCGGGCGCATGCGCTGGGCTCCATCGCGCACACCCGCATCAAACGGCTGGTGGAACTGACCGGCACACCGGCCAGCAACGGCCTCAAAGACCTATGGGGGCAGGCGTGGTTCATCGACGCAGGCAACCGCCTCGGGCGCACCTTCACGGCCTTTAGCCAGCGCTGGTTCCAGACATCCCGCGACGGCTATGGCTTGGAGCCCATGCGCCACGCCCAAAAAGAGATACAGGACAAGCTGCGCGACGTGTGCCTGACCATTGAGGCCAAGGATTGGTTCGACCTGAAAGAGCCCATCATCAACGACATCATGGTGACACTGCCGCCCAAGGCGCGCAAGCACTACAAGGACATGGAAAAGGAAATGTTCACTTCGCTGGACTCTGGGCACGAGGTTGAGGCGTTCAATGCCGCTGCAAAGACCCAGAAGTGCCTTCAGATCGCCAATGGGGCCATGTACGTGGGTGAGGGTGCCATTGAGTGGCGCGAACTGCACAAGGCCAAAATAGAGGCCTTGGAGTCTATCGTGGAGGAAGCTGCGGGCATGCCGGTGCTGGTGGCCTACAACTTCAAGAGCGATCTTGCGCGGCTGCTCAAGGCGTTCCCGCAGGGGCGGCACTTGGACAAGAACCCGCAGACCATACGGGACTGGAACGAAGGCAAAATACCGCTGCTGTTTGCACACCCGGCAAGCGCTGGGCATGGCCTGAATTTGCAGGACGGCGGCAACATACTGGTGTTCTTTGCGGTCAACTGGAATCTGGAAGAGCACCTCCAGATCATTGAGCGGATCGGCCCCACTCGGCAGATGCAGGCTGGCCACGACAGGCCGGTGTTTATCCACCGGATACTGGCCAAGGGGACAGTGGACGAACTGGTGTTAGAGCGCTTGGAGACCAAGCGCGAAGTACAAGATATTTTGATGGACGCCATGAAGCGTCGAAGGAAAACAAATGGCTGATTTCGCCTTGTGGCAAAGAGAGAATTTAGAGAAGATCGCCTATGAGCTGGTGGAGGAAAGCCGACAACTCAGGGCCGACAACAAGATGCTGTTGGAGCAGTGGCGCAAGGCGGTCACCGAAAGATGTCAGGACGAAGTTCCTGCCGAGTCACCAGCCCCCCAGTAGCCTTCTCAATAGCCAGCGCCAGCACGGGAGAGGCTTGCCGCTTGCCTGCGACAAGCAGCGCCATCCATGTGGGCGTGATCTTGAGGTACTCGGCCATCTCGCTCTTGGCACCGCGCACATCGGTTTTAAAGTATTCGGCTAGGGTCATGGTTTGCATTATACTCAAACCTAAAGTTACACTAACCGGAGAACCTTATGCTGACTGAAGACGACCTGAAAGAAGTGCTGTGGGCCTGCAAGAGCCAAGACCCCAGCCAGCCCATTGACCCCAAAGGCCTGTACTGCGACAACTTGGACATCGTGGAGTTCGCGGCCAAGATCGAAGAGAAGGTGGCCCTGAAGTACGCCCGCCTTGAGCGCGCAGAGTGCATCAAGTTCGTGAAGTCGCTTAACGTTGAGGTGGCGCGGGCACTGAGCGAGAAGCGCGGGGCTATGTGATGTTTTGGTTTAGAGTGCTATTTTGGGCCATCGTGGTAACCGCCATTATTTGCCTCTTGTGAAAAAAAAGCCCCCAGTGATGGGGGCTAAGGGTCAGGATTGACCTAGGAGACAATCGTTAGCGGTTATCTACGGGAAAAGCTGGCTCAAACATTTCAGACGGCATAAGAGCGTGTGGATTCTGAACATCAGCCCTTGTCATTCCCCTAAGTATTTCTTCTCGGTGCTTCACTGCGTAAGGTATTTGCGCTAAAGTGGCCAAAGGCCCCGCTACCGGTATCCGGCCCGCAACTCCGGGTATTTTGGATGTCAAAGGCCCAAAGGTGCCAAGTGCGCCTCCGATAAGACTTAAATACTGCGTCCAGTCAATGGGCTCTTTTTGCGTGGCCATGGTATAGCCTTGCGCGGCAAGCGGAGCGCCAAAAAGCCCACCGGTCAATGTAGTAGAACCGCGTTGCAAATTACGAGCCCGCGCAGAGGCAGCGCGGATTTTGGCGCCGGTTTCTTCAATAGTCGGTTGTTGCAGCGCGGGTTCGGTTGGCGGCATTGGCGCTGTAGGCGCAGCACCGGGGCGCACGTCGCCCATATCCCCAATAGCTGAAGGTTGCGCGCCACTAGCCCATGGCATTGGGCCGATAGCTCTTGGCCTACGCCACACGTCGGATTGTTGGCGGGAACCCCCACCGGTGGGTATTGGCACCACCACATTTGGCGCTTCAGGCAAAACTGTAACCCCCGCAGGGAACATTTTTTGCGCTTTAAGTTCTCCGGCCCTAGCTTGGCCTTTTATGTAATGCGCGCCGCCTTCTTCTGTAGTGTTATCCACCGCTTGCATCGCCTGAGTTGGGGATAACCCCAACGACAGCGCGTAGTTATACACTTGTGTGGGGCCTTCCCCTGCGCCCATATAAGCGCTGGAAAGCGCTTTAGGTGTTGAGCTAAAAGATGGCTCTACGCGAGAAGATGTAGGCAAAGCGCCAGCTTCCCCAGCGACGTTGGCAGCAACAGGCGGAGGCGCAGTAATAGCACGCGCCGCCGCGACAGATGCTTCATTCGCTGGGGTTGGTAACGCGCCTTCAAACGTAGTTAAGGCCCCTGAAGGCAAGCCGTAGTGACGTTCCATCAATCGAGCAGCAAGGCTAACTTCGCTTGGCACAGGTTTTCTTTTATACGCACCATAAAGCGCTCCGCCCAGTGCGCCTGCGCCCAGTGCGCCTGCGCCTGCTGCATAAAGCAGTTTTGGGTCTATCCCAGTTTCTTTAGACGGCGGTTGGTATTCATCGCTAAACAAACCTTCAAACTCACTACCCTTTTGGCGTAGAGTACGCGCCCTCGCGCTTTTGGATTCAGGGCTTTCCTCTTCTACGGTGTTTTCTGGCGCAACCGCAGGACTGGTTTTTGCCGATGCTTTTTCAGGAACATCCTCGAATAGATCATCAAATTCACCTTTTTTGGTCATCACTTACCCCTATGGTGCTTTTTGCTTTTTAGCCTGCGCATTTTTTAAGTACGCTTGGTAGGCGGCATTGAGTTCATCGTGGCGATCTTGCTGTTTTTCATACAACTTATCGTAAACCGGATGCGCGAATATGGAAGAAAGTCTATCAGGCACACCTTCGGCTACCGTAAAATCAGAACTACGGTCGCGGTAAACATCGTTTACAAAATTGTATTGATCGTGTAAAGCATCCAAATCAATATTGAAATGCACCAAAGATTTAAGCGCTGCTTTGCGTTCGATATCTGTCGTAGGGATAATTGCTTTTTGTACGTTTATCTCTAAGTTTGAAGCAGCGTTAGGATTTAGGCCAGCCATCCTTTGTTGTTGCGCAGTAATTTTTGCGTAGTTATTCGCTAGGGTCTGTAAAAAACCTAATTGGGTGGGGTTAAAACCCGCAGTTTCAAATGTTTTTACTGGTAAACGTACTTGGCCTGTTAAACCCTGAAGATTGAAACCCACGCCTTCATCTACTGCCGCTTTGAATTGCGACATAAGATCACCTTTTGTCAAAATAGCTGTCACTTCATCAACCAATTTCGGGTTGTTTTTTAACAAAGCTATTTGGTTTTCGACAACGTTTTTCAAAGGTTTATAGCCGGTGCCGCCTGCGCCCATAGGCCCCGCTATGGTTTTTAATTCATTAAAACGTTTTGCAGCATCAGTCTCATTAACCTTTACTTGTTCAGCTATTACTTCTGGTGCTAACCCTTGCGCGCTAGAAGATAAAGGTGAAGTTATGAGCACGCGCCCGTCAGGGCCAACCGACGCCTTATAAGTGGCTAACGTTGCTGCTGCTTCAGGGTTTCCTTTTGCAGCGTCGTTTTCTAACCCCGCCAAAGTTTCTTCAGATAATTTTGCACCGCCCCAAAATTTTCCTTGAAGCGAAGTTGGCGCAGCAGGCGCTTTTGGTGCTGCCGGTTCGGCAAGCGCAGCCGGTGCAGCCGGTGCAGCAGGCGCTGCCGGTGCGTTAAGCGCAGCATCGCCACCAGTTTCACCAGTGCCGGTAAGCGCCCCACCGGTGGTTACTGGGCGGGTGGATGCAACTGGCGCTGTGGGGCCATACGCGCTTTCAATACGCGCAAGTTCAGTGTTGTAATCCTTCTTGCTAATCGCGCCTGTGCTGTACTTGGCTGCGGCAATTGACATAGCTTGTCGTGCCTGCTCTTGCCGCAATGGTTGCGCGGTGTTGAGCAACCCTTTTTCGGTCTTCTCGCCCTCGTATGCGGCCTTAGCGGCGGCTGCTACTGAAGAGTTGGGTGCGAGGCCCACGATCTGGCTGTATGTGGTTTCGTCCATGGGCTTGCCACTGGCTTTCCACGCAGCAAAAGCGTCAGCAGCCGTTTTGTTCTGGCCCATGCCGATTTTGGACGCGGCAAGCTGCGCACGCATCTGCGCGATAGGCAACTGCGATTCGCGCTGCTTTTCTAAGTTCTCACCCAGCGCCTGCGAAGCGCTACCCAAGGACGCCATGAAACCGCCCAATTGGGGCTTGGCAAAGCCAGCGGCCACGTTGAACCAGTTTGGCTGCGCATAGCGCTGTTCCAGCGCCCGCACGCTGTCTTCCAACGAGCGCTGGTACTCTTCAACATCCGCCGAGGGCGCACCGTAGTAGTTGATCTTGGAGGGGTCGGGCAAACCGCCCATTGGTTGTGTCGCCATGATTTAATCCTTATGGGTTTTCGACCCAGTTGCCGTCTTCATCCCAGTATCCGCCCGTGGTGTCTTCGCTCTCGGATTGGTCAATCGGGGTTCCATCGGCGTTCACAGGGTAGCCGGTTCTGGTATCTATGTAACCGCCCGCGCCATCGGAAGCCACGTACTCACCGCCCATGCCGCCGCCGCCAGTGCCGCCCCCAGGGCCGGTTAACGGGGTGCCATCGGCGTTCACAGGCAGGCCGGTATCAGTAGATATGTACCCGCCCGCACCATCGGAAATAACACGCGGGGTGTACCCCGGCAAAGAACCACCCGGTTGACCGCCCGTTTGGCCACTACCCCCGGTGTTACCGTAGCCACCGCCTGTGCCCGTACCAGTACCCGTATTTGTTTTTGCAGGCGGAGTAGGTGGAGCGCCCTTCTGCCCCTCTTGAATCCACTTTATAAACCGTTCAGCGTGGGACGCCCCCGATACAATCTTCATGATAGGCTTGCCGCTGGCGTCAAACGTAGGGTTACCGTTTGCGTCTAAAACGGGCTCGTAGGTGTTGGCCCCCGGCGCAAATGCTGCCATACCTAAAGACCCAAGACTTGCAATCGCGGACAGGGGGGAGCCTTCCATCGTCTGGATGGTGGACATGGGCACCTGCGCGCCGCTGAATATGCTTGCCTGTTTGTTCAGCACATCTAGCGGGAAAAGCTCTTTATTTTGCGCAATTTTCTGTTGTTGCTCACCCATGGTGGCCAACTGGTTTACATCAACTACGCCTTGCTCTTGTTGCTGCCTAGCCAAGTTCATTTGGTTGGTGGACAAGTCACGGAATTTTTGGGCCTCTTGAGTGGCCATGTTGCCCGCGATCTGGCCAGCGCTTAGTTGAGCGGCACGCTGCGCTTGCGCGGCTTTGAGCGCGTCAGAATAGCCCGATTGCAGCGCTGCGGCCTGCTGGCCCAACGCACCGATGTTGGCGTTGGATATGCCCAGCGCCAGCGCGTTTGCACCACGCTGCGATCCAAACTGGCCAGCGCCCACCGCACCAGCGGTGATACCCGGCGACAAGTTTTGCGCAATGTTTTGCTGATTGGCCAGCCTGATTTTGTCCACCACGCTGCTGATATACGGGTTCATGTACCCGCCCACCAGATCAGCAGAGCTAGACGTACCGGCTTGAAGGTATGGGTTAGCCGCGCCTGTGATGTCCACGCCCGCGCCTTGCCCTATCATGCCGCCCGCAGTAGCCAAGCCGGGCTGGTAGTTACCTACATTGGTTTTCGCCGCTTCAAACGCTTGTGTCTGCAACGGCTGCGCGCCAACGTATGCGGGCGCGTTGGGGCCGCTAATACCGTACTGCGATGCGCCCGCAGCAAGGTTCTTCATCGACTGGGTGTACCAGTCCGGCGCTGTGGTAGCCGTTGTCGCCGATGATTGGGTTAAATCAGTCATGCTTTTTCCCCTTTGAGGATTTCAGATATTCTAGTGGAGACTTGGCATCCGGGGGGAGCTTGTCGGGGGGCGCAGAGCGTGCCCGAGCACGGATCGACTGCACCATTTCATCTAGTTTTTCGGCCCCAGCCTTGTTGGAGCCGTTGCCCAGCGCCGCCACTACATCGGCGGAGAAGACGTACTCACCGTTGGCCAGCATCGCGGCTATGTCGTCGCTGGTGCCGTCACCCTTGCCTTCGACGTATTTGCCGCCCAGACTTTCCAGCCCCCCGGTGCGAAAGAGCGGAGTCCCATCGTAGTGCGGATGGGTGTGGTCGGGCTGGCCACCTTCGGCCAAACGCATGCCCCGAGCCCGCAAAATAGTTGCAAGCTGCGGTACTACACCCATTTGGCGCAAGGATTGCTGCTGGTTTGGGCCACCTACTTTTTCAAGAGAAAGCACTCGGGGCTTGGCAGGCGTTAAACCCGAGCCTACTTCACCTAAATTTTTAAGCGCTTTTTGCATGTCGGCCCGCTGGTACGAATCCAACAAATTCTGCGCATCGGGTTGCCCACCTTCGGCAAAGAACTGGGGCACTATATCGCGCTCGGCGTTGGGCGCATACGCCGCCAACGCGGCCAAGGCTTTGTTCACGTCAACGTTTGATAGTGTTTCGTCGGTTGGCATCTCAAATTGCGTTAATTCAGGCATATTGAGTTGTCTAAGGTTTTGGTTGTAACCCATTTCTGAAGACCCCATTTTTCCAAGTTGCGCCATGCGCCCCGCAGCAGCGGTAGCGTCTGAAACTGTCGGCAAGCCACCTGTTGGCGTTGCGGCGGTGGATGTTACTGGCGTAGGTGTAGGCGTAGGCGTAGGCGTAGGCGTAGGCGTAGGCGTAGTAGCCACGGGGGTAGCTGCAACTGGCAAGCTGCCCGTTACAGGCTCAAGCGTTCCAACATTCGGAGGCATTACTGGCGTAGGTATTTCTTCTTCTTTAGGTAAACGTTTTGCCGTAATTTTTACTGGCGCTAATGCGCCTTCTGTTTCTGTACCATAGGTTGCGGTGCTAGGAACTGTTTCAAGCGCACTGGGCGGTTCTTCTTCTTCTTTAGGTAAACGTTTTGCCGTAATTGTTACTGGCGCTAATGCGCCTTCTGTTTCCGCACCATAGGTCGCCCTGATAGGAACTGTTTCACTACCAACCCCAGCGCCGTCGCCCGTGTTTGCCCCTGTGACATTTACGCGGTCTAACGAGTCAAGACCACCTACGGTAGTTGGGGTATCAGGCGCAGTTAGTGCGCGGTCTAACGAAAGCTGCTGGTTAGCTGAAAGTACATCGTTATACGGGTTCGCGTTTGGGTCAATGGAAATTTTTGGAGGCGTAGTAGCCGTTGTAGTCGTTTTTGCAGGCGCGGTTCCTAAAATGCTATCAAGCGCGCTTGCGATTTTGTTGGTACTGAACCCAGTAGGCGTGCTTCCAATGGCCGTATTTACGGCGGACTTTATATTTGAGCCGACACCGGTGGCATTCGTGGCCATTGACACTAAACCGGAAGGCAAACCAGTGACGTTAGAAATTGTTTTATTCAATTGGCCCATAGCCAATGATTGCGCTACGCCGACAAGGTCGCCCGCAAGTGCTGAATTGAGCGCGCCCGTAGGGATGCCCAGTTTGCTGGCCACATACGCAGTGCCCATCTTCGTAAGCGCTTGACCAACTGTTTCTTTGCCGGTCAATACGTTCGCGGCGGTATTCATGGCGTTCCACGTTGCCCCCATGGGGGACATACTTATGAAGGCGTTTACAACCCCATTAAGACCTTTACCCACCAAGTTCATGCGCGCATCGCGTTGCTCCGGTGTTTCTTGGGAAAAATACTGGTCAGAGGTAACGCCGGGCTGTAGGCCCAGCTTCTCCAATGTGCTGCCCTCTGCGGGTTGTATTTGGGTTACAAGGTCTTTAAGCCATTGTGGGTAATTTGTGTCCGCCAAGATGGCGGCTACTTGGTTAGGCTTGAGCGCCGCAACATCAACATTTTTTGCTTCATTAAAAGCGGATTGCTGTTCCGCTGCACGCGCTGCTTCACGGGCAGCTTGTTCACGAGCATCTTGTTCACGAGCGGCTTGCTGTGCTGCGGCTTGCTGTTCCGCCGCACGCACTGCTTCACGGGCAGCTTGTTCACGAGCGGCTTGCTCTATTTCGGCGTTATCAGCGGCTAATCGCTCTAAGGCACCGGGAGTAAGACCCCCGTTGCCGCCCCCTGTGTAATACCCTGCGCCCGCGCCGTATCCCCCGCCACCAAAACCCGCTTGCGCTGCGCCGCCGCCTGTACCCGACAGGCCGCTACCTGTACCGGCAAAACCCATACCCGCACGCGCTTCACCCCCCGTTGGTGCGTACCACCCGTCACTATCGCTAAAGCCGCCGATATTCTCCATGGTTATTTCCTTAATGCGTTGTTGAACGAAAACGCCCAATCCTGCCACGTCGCAAAGTTGCGACTGTCAGGGGCACCGGCGAACCGGCCAATACCAGCAATGCCATCGGCCCATGTAGTCCAAAGGCTTTCGGGCACCGTTCCAAGCTGGTTGGACGCAAAAAGCTCGGCCATGAGCGCGCACCAAGCATCCCAAGTGAAGTTGCGTGGGTCATAGACTTGTGCGGGAATCATGGGTTGCCTGTTCCGCGAACATCACCAGTGGTCAAGGACAGCAGCACGCGGCCAGTTTGGTATGTCCCACCAGCGGTGTTTGATTCAAAGCGCAGCCGCATTTCACGGCGCTGCTCACGCATGTCGATCTTGAGCGTACCCGGCGAAAAAACGTAGGGATCGGATTCCACCACGGTGTCATCGGCATAGCCTTGGCCCGTGACCACCACGGACATTTCACCTTCTTGCAAGAAGTCCGGCTCAATACGCTCAAGGCGCGTCCACAAGTTATCGCCGGGCTGCTGCACCGAGCCTACCAGTCCGCCTAGCGTGCCGATGTTGTAGGTCTCAAAATAGCTCTGCACGGCGTTTACGTTGGTCAGGTAGATGCTATCCACGCCGGTCTCGTGCTGCCATAGGGTGTACTCGCCCTCTGTGTTGGCCTCGTTGCCCGCCCAAATAGGCTTGGGGAACACCTCGGAGAACACGCCCGCAGAACGGCGCGCACCGATAGCCTGCCCAGCGTCGTACCACGTCTTATCGCGCACGTTGTAGATGATGGCATCGGTGCATTCGGTGGCATCACCTTTGGGGTAGAACCACCAGATTTCTCCATAACGCGGCACCTTGGTGGCCCATACCTTTTGGCGCTGGGTCATGTTCACGTTGTCAAAGAAATAGTTCTGGTTGCTGTTGTTGGGGATTTCCTGCACCACGCCGTTGTAGGACAAGAAGCGATCCACACCAGCCCAGTAGAAGATGCCGTCGTACTCAATGACCGAACTAGACGACATGATCGAAGTCTGGCTGCTCACGAGGTCATAGACCCAGTAGTAGTTCACGCCGCCTGAAGTAGATGGCTGAAAGCTCACACGGATCAGGGCGTCAACGGCCCAAAACAGGCCAGAAGGCGACGTGGAGCCACCACGGATAGGTAAGCCTTTGACGATCTTGCCAGTGGCCACGTTGGTGGCGTTGGCGTCTGGGCTGACCCAGTTGGCAAAGTCACCAGCGCTGGAGTTGCGGATGAGGCCGTTGTTGCCGTACACAAACAAGTACGGGTGGATCACGACGCAGCCGCCCGACACCGCGATGTTGTTGTCAAAGGTGGCCGTGATGCTGGCCGTAGCGGTAGCTGCGGCGGACATCGTGACGGTAGTGCCTACCACCAGCGTCACCGTGGTGCCTGCTGGGATGCCGGTGCCACTGATGCTCTGGCCAGCGGCCACGCGCACGTTCGCCGCCGCAAGGGTAAAGGTCGTGGTGCTGTTTATTGAGCCCGCAGCGGTGAACTGGCCCACCTTGGACATGGTGAGCGACAAGTAGTTGCCGGGAAATTCGCCGTACAGCACGGGTGTTTCGACCGTGGAGGTGATGAAGCTCAGGTTCTGGCCCGGATGCGCCACCAAGTTGTTGGTGTTGTTGCCGGTGGAGTCGTAGGCGATGTCGAACTGCCACAAATTGTTGGCGCTGGCTGTAAAGTCGGAAAGGGTGTACGTGTACGGCCCCGAGCCCAGCCCGCCACTGGTGCCCGTAATCCACTGCTCAAGGCCACCGCTGTAGCCGGAAACCACGTAGTTAAAGCCGTTTACGGAAGTCATGGCCATGCCGCGAGATATGCCACTTGCGTTTAGGAAGATGGCATCGTAGCCACCGATCTTGCGCGGCCTGCCTCGTTGAAAGCGCACCCAGCGGCCATCGACAAAACACGGCGCATCAAGCACCGTGCCGTCGCGCTGTATCCCCGGAGGGACTTCCATTGAAATGACTTTTTTGGTCATTAAAAGGCCCCGCCTTGAATACCAGTGGTGAACGTGCCCGTAGTGCCCGACACCGCGCCGCTTGCGGCCATCTTGCCCACTATGGTAAATCCCGTGGCGTCGTAGTACCCAGCTTGCGCGTTTGCAATGACAAAGCCAACTTGCCCCGTGCTGGGTAGGTAGATACCTGAATTCAAGTCGCCGCTAAATTTGATAGACGGGACGGCCAAAGAGCCGTTGCCCACGGTCAACGTGGTGATTGAACTTGACGAACCCGAAGCCGCGTTATAAACGTTGGTGCCGTCGCACACCAGTGCGATTGACGTGTTTTGTGGGATTGTGACCGTCGCGCCGCCGCCCACTGCGGTCTTCACGGTGAACGTGAAAGCCCCTGTAGTGGTGTTGGTGATGATGTAAAACTGCACCGTGGACGGCACCACGATGATCTGGTTGCTGGTCAGCGCGCCAGAGTAATACTGAATGGTGTTGGCCGCTTGCGTAGAGGTGAGCGTCGTGGTGCCCCCGGTTACCGATAGCGACAACTGGGTGTAGGCGAAGGTGTTAGAACGGCCATAGCCGAAGGTATTCCAGTTGGAGCCATCGGACACCAGCACTAACGACTCGGTAAGCTGAAGCTGCTGACTGGCGTTACCGTCGATGGTGTTTGCGCCATTGGGGGTCAGCGTCAAGATGCCTGTGCCGCCGTTGCGGATCATGCAGAACCAATTTGCCCCCACCGAGGATGCGGATGGTAGCGACAACGCGCCCACGCCGCTGCCCCAGATCACAAGCTGCGCACGCACTGTAGAAGGCAGCGTGGCGTTACCGTAATAAGTAGCCGTGGTGTAGGCTTGGTTTAGGGTGAGCCCGATGGGGGTCAGGCCGTACCCAGCAAGCGCTGCGGCGTTGGCCGATGATGTGCCCGCGCCCAGCACCACGGACGACCAAGTGCCGCCTTCCGTGCTGTTGTCGGTCAAGAAGATGAACTGAGCAACGCCAGAGGACACCAAGATGATGGTAGCGCCCGTGTAGTCCGTCACCGTGAACGTGTTGGCCAAGAGGCCGATGTTGCGCACGATGACAGTCTGGCCAGTCGATACCTGCGTTGCGGGCGGCAGCGCCAAGTTGAAACCCGGCGCGGTGGCCGTCACATCAAGGATGCTGCTGACCGGAGTGGCGTCGTTGCCGTTTATCGGCCATTCAAGCGTCAGGTTGCCCGATAGCGTGATGGACTCGTAGCTTACCGACGAGGGGCTAATAGTCTGGCCGGTGAACGGGTTCGTGTAAGTGGTCATGGTTATGAGTCCTGAGCAATTGCTTGGCGGTCGCCGATGCGAAGCTGGTCTTCGGCCTTGAGCGCGGCCATGGCGCTGTCAAATAGCCCCGACCAGATGGCCAAGCGGGGGTCATCCTTGACAAAGGGCGCGGTCTGCTTGAGCGTGCCGTAAAGCATCGCGTTGGGCGCGTTCTGGGTGAGCCAGTTGGTTTGGTTGGCAGAAGACAACGGTTCCAAGCGGGTGTAGCACAGCGCCTCAAACGAAAAATCAGCGCTAGGTGTGGGTGCGATAAACCAGTGATCGTAGTCGTAATCGGCGTAGTACAGCGGCGTGCCGGTCGCAGTGACATCGGGCCAGTAGCTCGATAGGTACTCCAACTTGCGCAAGTACATGGGCGTCTTGGCCCCAGCGGCGTCCACCATGGTCATGGAAACCGTCTTGCGCCAGCGCGCAGGCTTGGCGATAACTGGGTTGCCGGTATTCATGGTGGCATCGACCACTACCATCTGGCCCAGCGTCTTGATGTCTTGGGCGATCTCAAATTCGGCCAGCGTGATGGCCACGGGGATAAAGGCGACAACGGCGGGGTCGCTACGCTCAAGGTACTGAAGCACCGTGCTTGTGAGGCTGTTGTAAGTTAGAACGTAGGATGGCGTCGTCATGTTCAGTCCTTGTTACCCTTGATTGTAAGGGCGGGTGCCTTGCTTGTCGATGATCAGCGCCTGCCCCCTAGGCTTGCCCTTGGGGTCGTTGGCCACCGAAATGTGCGTCCAGCGGTCAAACTCACGGATTAGCTGGTCAAAGGGCAGCTTGGCCGCAATGATGGCCTTGACTACGGAATCGGGGGTCATGCTGGGCACTCGGATGTCCGCAGCGCAGCCCACTCGATGCTGGCTGGTGTCCTTGCTGCCCACCGCATCATTTACTTGTTTGCACCGGAAAGCGCTGTTGACCATCACCGGCTTGCCACCGATAGCGGTCTTGACTTGTTCCAGCAAACCGGCCAGTCGCACTAAATTCGCTCGTTCGGCCTCATTGGGCGTGTTGTCGAACTGGCGATGATCCGTGATGGTCAACTCTTCTAGCGTAAAGTGCGGGCTTAGGTTCATTTGGAGTCTTCCGTTTCGCCGTGCGACAACTTCACGCCCGCCAGCAGTCCAATAAAGCCGCCGACAATTGTCTGAAATGCAGGGCTAATTAACTTGAAAATTTCTGAATTGTCCACGAGGGGGTCAAACAAGCCTGCCATCAGCACGGCGACCATACCAATGATGACCACGCATAGGGTAAAACTGACCATCAAGGTCACAAAAAACGTGAGTTTTGCTTTCATTTCGCGGCCTTGTCTGCCAGCTTCTCAGCGGTACGCAAACCGCCAAGGCCAAGCATACCCAAGAGAAGCGGCATCATGGTTCCGGTGTCCATTTGTGGAAACTTGACAGGGTGACCAGCCAAAACAGAACCCCACTCTGCCAACGGGCCGATGACAAACTGCACCGCAAACCCTGCGCCGCATATCCAGCCGATGCTCGGACGCCAGCCGGAAACGAACAGGCTGGAGCTTGCCGCTTCAGCCTTGTTGATTTCCATCTGTCCAGTAATCTGAGCCAACTCGCCGTTTTGTTGGAGCTTGAGCAACTCCAACTTGGCGGCTGCTTGCTGCGCAGGGTCGGGCAGAACTCGGTCTAAGACCTTGCTGCCGACTTCAAACAATGCTGATACTGGATCAAGTGCCATCTGGCGCTCCTTTGTTTGTTCGGATGTCAACAATCCTCTCGGCGGTCTTGCCCGCAAAGATGGCGGTGATGACGATGATCATGGCCTGCCCAAGCAGGTCAACATACGCACCACGGGTTTCCATCTCAAAGACAGAGAGCAGCGCGAAGAAGAAGTACGAGAAAAGCAAGAACACCACCGTTACCGGCTGTATGTTGCGTGCTAACCATGATTCGTTCATCTTGCCTTCTCCATAATCTTAGCCCTCAATGCGGGGCTATCTGAAGTACCCGCCCATTCCGGCAGGGCGTTCCAAATGGTCACATAATCATTCGCGCTGCACGCTGACTTATCCAGCCAATCCAGCATAGCTTTGTGCCGCTCTGCCGGGTCGTGTGTCGTTAAACCAATAACGTACAACTCCCGCACCGCGCAGCTTGTCTGCTTTGGCTTCTCTGGTTTTTTGGGCGAAGGCTCGGTGGACAAGATCAGCCTGTCCCCGGCCAAAGCCACCGACAGCAGCAAACCAAAGAAGAGAGCAGCGCGCATACCGCATGGCTTAAAGCCCAATCATTTTTTTCACGAACTCTGCCGCAACGCCCGGCCCTAACAGCACCGCCGCAATGAGCACGTACAAGAGGTACTCAATCTTGGTCATGCGCTTTGAGCCGTCATCAAAACGTGCTTGGATTCCTTCGTATCTCTGGGCGCAAATTGCTTCATGCACAGACAAACGCTTATCGGTCTCCGTGGCGAGTTCGTGAGTTGCTTCCATTTTTTACTCTGTTACTTTTGCTTCCGCTGGTTGCTCGGTCAAGGCCTGCTTTAGCATATTCAAAAACGCATCGCGTCCGACTTGCAACTGATCTAAATTGAACTTAGCCGAGGCTACTTTGCGCTCCAGATCAGCTACGTGATCCAAGATTGCTTTTTGCTGGTCGTTCAAAGAATCAATGTCATACTCAACGCCGTCAATGATGAGTTGGGGTTTTGTGTTGTTGCCCATTTCATATTTCCTTTTCAAATTGCCGCCAAGGCCGGGTGGCGGCTTCCCGTTACCAAGGTACGCCAGCGGCGACTACCGGATTCTTTTGTAGGTCGATCTGTGCAGCAAGGCTTGCTTCCACTGCGTCCTTGTCCACGCCACCAGCCCAGCACCAGTCAAGAACTTCTTGCTCGGTTACATCAGCATAGGGGATAGACGGAGTGCCAGCAGCAAAGCCGCAAGTTCCGTAAGCACCAGCGGAGTAGTCACCGTCAACAGCGGTTGCTGTCCAATGTGCCGTAGTGATAAAACCGTCTGCGGTGAGGCGGTCGCATTGTGCGATTTTCCAAGTTGTAGTCATAATTACCATCCTGCTAAAGTTGTATATTTCTCACCATCCGCACCACTGTCAGCAAGGAACTCGTCCTTCTGTTCTGCGCTGTAGTTGCGGCACTTTACTCGCTTGAGTTCCGTTTCCGTTTCCTCTAGCCATGTGGCTTCTAAGGTGTTGGATTTAATGTCGTGACATACCGCTGCTAAATAAATCATGCTGTCGCTCCTTTAATGATTGCAAAGTTAATTCGTGGTGTATCTGAAGCTACGCCTCCTGTAGTAGCAAATCCAATAATAAATGAACCTGCCGCAGTACCAACAATAGTTAACATATAAGTGTTTGCATTACCGCCTTCTACGGTTAATATAACTGTATCAGTAGTTGTAAAAAGGCTATTGTTAACAGTAAAATTTGACCATGTTGGACTGCCTGTTGCAGTAAACATCGTAATTTTGCCAGTAGGCTTATTGATTGTTACCGCAGTAGTTCTGCTTGTTGCCTGTGTAACAGTGCCACCAGAGCCTGTGCCGTAGCCAAGACCAGCAGGGTTAGTGACAAGCACGTTTCCGCTTGCGTCAATACGCATACGCTCTGTTGTGCCGTTTGTGCGTAAAATTAAAGCTCCGGGGGTACTTAAATAAGTATTGTTATCTGAATACAACTGCAAAGTTTCTTGTGCCGTTCCTGAAGCATTATTAAACCAAAATACGGTGGCGTTAGGCATCCGTATCCCACCGTTTACATCCAGCTTGTATCCCGGCGAACTCGTCCCGATACCCACGTTGCCGCTGGAGTCGATACGCATGCGTTCTGTGCCAAAGTCGGCTGTGCCTGTCGTAGTTCCTCCTGCCGTGCCGCTTGGAGTGGTGTAAAAAACAAGGTCTGTTGCTGCTGATGTGGATGAATAAGTACCACTTGCTTGTCCAGTTATTTGTGCGCCGTAAACTATGTTTGCATCAGTGCCGTCGTAGCTGCCGCCAAAACCTACTCGACCTAAATTTATACCTGAAATAAGTGCGGCAGGGGCTGTATTAACCCTTGCCAATAACGTCCCACCAGCAAAAGCACCAGATGGGTTACCGTCACCTCTTCGACCATACGCTTGGTAATTTGAGCCATTAGAAAAACCTGTGTCGCTTAGTATTCTTATTCCACCATAACCATTTGCTCCACCACCTTGCACGGTCATTTTTGGCGTAGTTGCTGGCGAACTCGTCCCAATCCCCACGTTGCCGCTGGAGTCGATACGCATACCCTCGGAGCAGTTGG